CCCTCATGCGACTCACGCTCAGAGTGTCCAGAGTAAACAGTAATTGATTTATCAAACTCAATTGAGTCAGCCTTTGCATAATACTTTCCTATAAACCAAGGGGACCTTTCAATCTTAGATTTAAAACCTTTAAAGAAAACATTTTTTGCTTGTTGTGCGTTAATAGCAACGTTAATAAGATCAATAGCATCTCCAGAGGGCTTACCAAAATACTTTGCTGGGTCTTTCAAGCATAGTAGTTTATATACAATGTATGCACAGGCTACCGTTGATACAAAGTCTTTTCCAGATCCCTTGCCAAGTTGCAAAATAATTTCATTTTTTGTGTATTTATTATAATACTGAGTACCCTTCTCTTCACCAAGCATATTGACTACATCTTCTTTGCGATAAATCTGGCTCATCGCCTCAACGATATCGTACTGAATATCAGACAAAGGTGGTTGACCAAGATAGTCTTCTCCCTCAACAAATGTTCTAGCGTCTACTGGCACCTCATTAAAGTGATCGTCTTGTAGTGCCTCTAAGAACTCATTGAACATCGTGGACAACTGTAATCACCTCGTTGTCTTTTGCAAATGAAGATAGCCTACGCATAATTTCGTCACGAACCTGTGGGTATTCAGATGCAATATCTTTTAATATAAGAACAAGAACTTCTTGACGACGCTCAATCTCCATCATCTCTTCTGCGAGTTCTTTGTTTTCAAGCAGTCCAGCCTTCTGTAACATATCAATGCGTTTAGACTCAATATCCATAACAAGTTTGATTGCAGCAGTCTTTGCGCTAAGATTATTTGTCATTGATGCTTCATCAATAACTTCGTATGTACGTGAAACAAGTTTGCTATAGTGTGTGTCAGCAGCAGCAAGTGCCTCTTTAGCACGAGCACGGATAGCATCATTAGCAGATGCCATGACTTTCCACTCGTTAATAAGTGTTACAACTTTTTGTCTTGGTATCGCAAGTTGCTTTGAAATTACCGTAGGATCATTACCCTTTAAGTATTCTTCTACAACCTGATTTACTTGATCAAGGTGCTTTACTAAATCATCTTCAGTTGACATACTTACCTTCAAGCCTATTGATTTCATCTTTAATATAAAAGATAGCCTTCTCTAAATCCTGTATAGTCTTTGCTTCATCCTTAAGACCTGCTCGCCACAAATATTTAAATGCATTACCAATATTAAAATTACGATGGCGAGTTATCTCAATGCACTCAATACCAGATGGGTCTGATGTGTAGTGCAATGGATTATTTACTTGGTCAACGGTTATGTTTAGATTATCACTCATAAGATTCCTCTTCATCAGGTTCCCAATCAAATGCTTCTGGAATGCCCTTTAGTGCAGCAAACGCAAAAGCAAAACCAACAGTGCCTGCTATAGCAATTGCTACTAATGCTTTCTCAAATTTATTCATCGTTTTGATCTCCTTAATCCAAACTTAGCAAGGTAAACATATATAGTCTCTAAAGAGCATCCACATTCCTTTGCAATCTCCTCTGGAGTCTTCTTATCCATAAGATATCTCTTACGCATAAAGACTTCTGATGTATATAGTTTAGCAGCCATAGCCCTATTTGTCAATTCCTGATTCAAAAATATCATAGTTATAGGCATTTGAATCTTCTAATACCCACTTATCATAACTCTCAACATCCCACTTATTCGTATTTACAAGCCTGTGAAGCAATAGGCTTTGCTTTGTTACAAACGATGGCTCGTATAGTTTGACCCTATTGTTAGGCTGTATCGCAAAGTTGCCGTCATCTCTTTGAATTACATGCCCACACTTATGCTGCCCTGGGTTCTCAGAATATCCATCATCTAAAACATTTGAATCTGGATTATGCCAATCAAGCGTAAACAGATACTTGCCAGGAACACTTTCCCTTTCTCTATTAAGATAAGACATTCTCATGTTAACTAAGTTTTGAAATTTAGTTACAGCAACATTTGGAGAAAATGAATTCCACAGGACAAGGTTGTAGATAGGCTCTTCTGGAACTCCTGGCTTTGTGCAGAAAGCATTTATTGGCATTCTCCACCACAATCCTCCATCTTCCATCAAGAAATGAAACAACGGGCTTCTTCCTTTAATGCTTGATACTCCAAAGATAACACATGGGAAGTATTGGTCATGACTATCTTCTTGATCTCTTAAAAAGTTTCCACGAACATAGCATTCTATTGGCGGTATGTTTGCATTTAATTCTGGCATTATATATTTTCCCCTATCGCTTTGTTCCAATTTTTTAATGCCCAGTGGCCAATCCCACAAGCATCTGCTATATCGTTATCGGTAATTGTTCTGTCATAGTTAATATTAATAAAGTTAATTGTTCTTTGCTTTCTTAGTTCTCTTTCGTGTGTCTTAAGCCATGAGTCTGACTTCCCTGGATTTTGTGCTTTAATAAATAGTTTTTCATCTTTAGAGATCTTCTTGTTGCCAATAAAATTTTGCCAAGTAATTGGGGCAACCTTCCCTATAACTTTAGTACCAGTCTGACCTGCTGAACCAAGAATAGCACCTTGAACTAATGCCAAGTCTGCTGCTGTCTTAGGGCTGTTCATAAATACTGTATGCTCAATTACAATTGCCTCAAACCCACCGTACATATCAAGAAAAGCCTTTACTTTTTGTCCAGCATCCATAACCTTCTCATATGTATCCTTGCCCTTAAAAGTAATCTTTCCTACTGATTCTAAAGTTTTTTGTTGTGTATCAAAAATAGCAAAGGCAAGACTATTAGTGCTTGCATCAATAGCACAAATAGTTTTTGGAAGTTTAGTTCCTATTGCCTCTGCTAGTTTCACTTTAGATTGTCCTTAATTTCTTTTAACGCTTTTGCTACATCAGATGGATTAACATTGCACTTTACGCAAAGAGGATCGTCGTTGTATATTGATAAAGCCTCTTTGCACGATTTACAATTTCTTTCCTTGCCTATTCTTTTTTGTCGTCTAGAAACCATATACCTTGCAGCGATCTTTTCTTTTGTTGAAAGTTCTCTGCACTCTGGCGAGCAGTATATTTGATATGTTATATCTGTTTTGAACTGGCTATCACACCATTGACAATGCTTCATCTATAGGCTCCAAGGACTTTAGTTTAAAGACTCCTGGACCAGCATCTGCACAAGCCTTTTTAATAGGACATGATTTGCAAATTTTTGAATTGGAGCGATAGTTCTTTTCAGGCAGAGTTCTGTCGACCCATGCCTTACGAACTGATCTCATCCATTCAAACGTCTGGTCTACCCACCGACGATAATAATCATTTACTTCTACTGGAAGAATAAGCAACTCGTGATTGTTTTTATTTTCATAAATAAGAACTGCTTTAGGCTTCTTAAGAATTTTCATATATATAAGTAACTGAACTAAGTGACCAGTCTTTGGTTTCATGTGAGCCTTACGGTACTCGAAACCTTCATTCATCATTGTCTTAATTTCACCAAGGAGTTCTTCTCCCTGCCAGTTAACAATAACATCTCCATAGCCAAAAATTGGTGGATCGTTATTTGTTATTTTAAATTCTGAATCAACAAGGAANTCTGGAACATTACCCATTGCTTCTTGGATTCTTTCGTGAGACTTAGTTCCTGCAGTCATGTTGGCTGCGCTGTATGGTGTTGCATCATCTTCAAACATCTGTCCGTCAAATGCAAGGTACCAGTATCTTGGACACTCTCCGTGACCATAAGCAATAGTTGATGGCGCAAAGGTCTTCTTCTGAGTCTGCTTGTCAATTCGATTAACAATGTATCCAGATTGAATCTTTTCAGTCAGCCCAGCAGCATCTACTGGGTGGATTGGCGCTTTCTCTTGCTTAACCATAATCTGTTGTAATAAACTTTTTGTCATATTTTACTCGTTTCTATTAGTATAAGTATAGCATATCAGCGTGTAATATACTTTAATGCAGATACTAAATTGTTTAACGACTCTGCTGCCGTGTAATAAAGATTCTTCTTCCCACGATCTGACTTGTCAACATTTGCCATCCAAGTTGCTTTAAAAGCCATCTTAGCAGCAATTGCCTGTAGTCTTACAATCTCTACGTGAGCAACATTGATTGGGATGTCTGGCTTTATAATTAGTTTAGCAATCATTGTGAGCGCAACT